TCTACTTCTTCATTTTCACTCATTTATTTCATCTCCATTTTACCGATGTACTTTCCAATTATCTTAATTGGTGTATCTTTCGTATATATTTGTGTTTGAAATGTAGGGTCATTGCTCATTGGTTCTAATACAACCACATCATTATTTTTAGTAAATTTCTTTAATGTAGCATCATATCCGTTTACAAGAACAACGGCTATATCTCCATTTTCAACCCAATCAGCTTTGCGAATTAAAGCATACGCACCGTTCTTGATAATTTTATTCATACTTTCGCCGTTAACACGAAGAAAATAACATTCTTCTGGATCTACTATATTCATAAGGTTAGGATCAAGAGGCAATCTTCCCTCGATACATTCTTCAGCCCAGTTAGGTTCTCCAGCAGGTATTTGTCCGTAAACAGGGCACATATATATTTTATCAGATATATTAGACGTTTTTTCTGGATTTTTTATATCTGATTTACCTAATAAATAATCTATCGAGCAATTAAAGAAATTAGCAAGTATTGCTAATGTTTCGGTATTCATATCTCTTTCGCCAGTTTCATAAAAACCAACTGTTCTTTCACTTTTATTTATAATTTTAGCTATATCAGACTGTAATAATTCTTTTTCAATTCTTAATTCTCTTAATCTATTCACAAATATCATCCTTTCAAATAATCTATGCAATATTATATAACAAATAGTTCGATATGTAAACAAAAAAAGAACAATTTGTACAACTTTATTTTCTACAGCGCCAACGGATTCAAAGAAATACAAAAAAATTTTCAAAAAAAGTATTGACAAAGAACATATTGTACTATATAATACCAATAACAAACGAACAATATGTACGAAAACGAGGTGAAAAAATGAAAGAATTAACATTTAAAGAATTAAGACTAAAAAAGAAATTAACTCAAGAACAAGTTGCAGAAAAGTCTGGTTTTTCTAAGGACTATATTTCTATGATAGAAAGAGGAGAAAGAAATCCGAGTGATAAAAGCATATTTGCAGAAATATTTGAAGTGCCAATAGTACAAATTTTTTTAGCAACTCAACGAACAATAAGTACGATGAAAAAGTAAAACAACAAACAAACAAAACAAAAATAAAAAGCAATAGGAGGAGAGTATGGAAGAAAAAATAGCAGAACTAAACAAAATAGCAAAACCAGTAATTAATTTTATAAAAAATAATTACAACCCTCACACTACAGTAATAATAAATGAAGATAGTATAAAGGTTGTAACAGACGAAATAAACATTCCACTAATTAACCAATTTTAATTCCAGGATAAAAAGGTTTTATAAAGCTATGAAAGTATCTACCGCAAGAACCAGCAGAGATTAAACTATAATATCTCTCTTGAGGAACTCCATGATATTGATAAATTCCACCACGATTAAATTCAATTTCAAGAGTATTGTTTTCATAACCGACAGAACGAATGTCTGAAGAATTTACGAAGTTTCGATTCATATAGTAACACCTCACTTTCGACAAATTAAAATATTTTTCTCATAAGTTTGAGGTGATTATATCAAAAATTAAATAAGAAATAAAGAGAGGAGATGAAGATATGCAAGAGAAAAAATCAACAAAAACATATGACGAATTGCCTGAAACAATAACACCATATGATTATGCAGATTGGCGAGGATGTGGAGAAAGTAAAGCGAGAGAGAAGTTTAACAGTAAAGATTTCCCACGAATTAAAGGAATGGGAGTAAAACAAATAGCTGACAAAAGAGCTGTTTTGCTGTACGAACTAGGACTAAAAGAAGAAGAAAAGCAAGAAGTTTTAAAAGAAATCGCAAGAAAAATTATATAGAAAGGAAACAAAAAGATGAAAAGATCAATAAAATTTATTTTAAAATCAATAATTGGACTAGCTGTATTAGTAATAACAGCTTGTACAGCTTCAGGAATAGTTAATTATATAGCAAGTCATTTCACAATCGGAATGGTATATGCTGTGATAATTATAGCATTAATCGCTCTTATTAGAGCAGAAAGGAGATAAAAAGATGTTTAGAAAATCAAAGGAAATGCAAAGTTTAATTAATGCAAGCAGAAAAGCTCTTGAAAATGCAGAAAAAACACTTACAGAAACTGGAGATAAAATTTTACATAGAGATAAGTTAATAGAAGATCAACGTAAAGAAATAAATCAATGGCAAAAAGAGAACGAAGTATTACACCAAGAAAACAAAGAGCTGAGATTTGACAATGAAGAGCTTTCAGAATTAGTTAGAAGAATAAAAAATCTAGCTGAAAGTAACAGCTATAACAATGAAAAAAATATTTTAAACAAAATAAAAGAGCTAGTAAATGATTTCGACAGCATTACTAACTCATAGAATCACAAATATATGAACTCCTGTATCTATTATACAGGAATTAGAAAGGAAAGTCAAATGGTAAAAGCAGTAGGAATTATAAGAAGATTAGATGATTTAGGAAGAATAGTTATTCCTAAAGAAATCAGAAAAAATTTAAAAATAGAAGATGGAGAGCCTCTTGAGATATTACAAGTAGGAAATAAAATTGAAGTTTCAAAACAAAAGTCAAATACTTGTGCAGAGTGTGGAAGCTTTATAGAAGACAGTTATAAATATTGTCCACATTGTGGAAAGGAACAGATATGATACGAATAGTAAATGGTTACATAATAGAAACAACGGATTCAGAAGATAGACAAGCAAGATACGAACATGAGCTTGAAGAAGCAGACAGAATTTATGAAGATAGAGTTTTTGACGAAATGGAGGGTATGTAATGAGTAACATATATGAATTAACAAAGAATTACGATGAAGTATTAAATATGCTATATCAAGACGATGTAGACGAGCAAATGGTACTAGATACATTGGAGAGCATAGAAGGGGACATAGAAGATAAAGCAGACAATTATGCAAAGATTATGAAAGAGTTAGAAACAAAGGCAAAAGCTAGAAAAGAAGAAGCTCAAAGATTATCTGAGAGTGCTAAGGTATTTGAAAATAGAGTAAAAGCATTAAAAAGCAACTTGTTTAATGCAATGAAAGAAACAGGAAAAACAAAATTCGCCACTAATTTATTTAGCTTTAGCATAGCAAAAAATGGCGGAAAGCAAGCATTAACAATAGATAGTGACGTGCCAGAAGAATACACAAAGACAGTAATAGAAAATGATACAGACAAAATAAGACAAGCATTAGAAAACGGAGAAAAATTATCTTTTGCTCATTTAGAGGCAAGAGGAGAAAGCTTGAGGATTAAGTAATATGGATTATCTAGATTTAATAGATTCAAACAATTTAGTTTATAGCAATTACGAAAAAATAATGAATAACAAAATTAAAAATGAAAGTGAGGAAAATTAATTATGAGTATGATTGTCAAGGAGAACGGTGGAATAGAAATACCATTATTAGAAGCAGGAGTTTATACAGCATATTCAAATGCTTTAGTTGATTTAGGAACGCAAAGAAGTGAAA